ATATGGTGACTGGCACGCATTCAAAGGAAGCGTCTTCACAACCTTCCGACCAATGCAATTACCTGGTGAACCAAATAATGCTTTGCATGTCATTCCAAGATTTCAAATACCTGAATGGTGGCCTCGTATATTGTCTATTGACTGGGGAAAGAGAGCTATGTGCTATGCAATGTGGGGAGCTATTTCACCAAATGGTAAAGTTTATATATACAGAGAACGAGCTTGGTATGGAAGAGATATCCCGTATTGGGCATCAGAGATAAGAGAAATACATAACGAGAATAATGAGATGCCTATTCACACAGTATTATGTGGAAGTGCTTGGCAACAGAGAGGCTCTCAGAGTATTGCTGATGAATTTCAACAGTATTCAGATTTAGTTCCTTCCAGTTCTGAGAATACTCCTGGAAGTCGAATTGCTGGATTACAAACAGTTCATGATTTCTTCCGTTGGGAAAAGAGAGTAGCTTTAAAAGCTAAAGGTGAATTTTATGACTTAGCATTAGCTCAAGAAATCTATAGAAATCATGGACCTATTGCATTGGAGAATTATAAGAAACAATTCTATGATGAACCTGAAGAAGATAACTTACCAATATTACAAATCTTTGAAGAATGTAAAGTTCTAATTGATACTATTCCAATGTGTATTTATGATGAGAAGAAGATTGAAGATATTGCTGAATTTGAAGGGGATGATCCTATTGATGATCTTAGATATTTCTGTAAAGCTGCTAAAAGATTTCTAAATGGTGAAATTGGTAATCTAACTGCGGCTGCTAAGCTACAGGCAATTATTGATCAAGTTAATGAAACTAAAGATATGACTTCATATTATAGACAAATGGAACATCTTGAAAGAACTACTGAACAAGTCCAACAAGACTGTATTCCAGTCTCTCGAAGATCAAGATTTTCAAGGAGAGTTCACTAATGGTTCGACTTCTCATGTTCTTATTTGGTAAAGATTATGAAGAATGTAAGTCTTGTCAGACTCTAAAGGAACAATTAGATTTTGAGCGTGAAGAAAAGAAAGAACTTACTAAAACACTTCTTAATATCTTACAACCTAAGACTGTAGAGATGACTCCTGTTGAATTAAATCCTATTCAACAAACTGGTGGGACATTTGCTCGTCGTAGGATTGCATTAGAAGAGAGAGATAGACAGAGTGCTAAGATTCTATCTGAAGCTAAATATATTGGTAAACCTGATATTCCTAAAGTTGATGAATCAATTACTAAGTTAGAAGAAGAGCTTGGAGTTTCAGAAGAAAAGGGAGCTTAAAGAATGGCAAACAACATATCTCCGGCTTCAGCAGTTTACACTGGAACAACTGGAGCAGGTCAGGCTATTACTGCTAAAACATTTAGTGGTGTTGTAAATTTTGAGGTTGATTTCGTTAAGAACACAGTTAAGATTACTCATGATTTAGGTAGAACAATCTCATATGTTGATTATTTTGCTATTAGCACATTTACTTGGGTTATTACGGCTGGTGTCACCGTTCTTACCATTTCGTAATAGAATATGCCCAATACTCCTATTATCCTGGCAACAGTTAATATTACTTCTAGAGGACTAGATGGTTCAAACGTTCTTAAAACATTTGAAGAGGTTAAAGCTATTAACTTCGATTTCTCTAAAGGTATGGTAAATATTGTTGATTCAACTGGAAGTTTCTTTTTTAGTCTGACAGCAGTTGTAACTCTTACTTATGTAGTTGCTGGAAACACGACATCTATTGTAATTTTGTAATATGGCTAAGAGTAGACTTTTAAAGAATCTTAAAAAAGATGAAGAAGATGAAGATGAAGCTATTGAGATTTATGATGAACGTGAAGATGAATTAGAAGATGAAGATGAACCTAAGATGAAATCTAAAATTAGAGAGATCAAAGAAGATGAAGAAAGTCATAAGAGTACAATTCATAAAATGAGAAAGGGTATTGGTCCTTCAGATTCTAACTTTATTAAGAAAGCTATGAAAGATAAAAAAGGAAAACATAAATCAATGTTTAAAAAGAAGAAGTAGTGCCAGCCAAAAGTGGAAAGCAATATAGATTTATGGCAATGATAGCTCACGGTGGTAAATCAAATAAAGGTATTGGTCCTAGTGAAGCAGTCGCTAAGGAAATGGTAAAAAAGACACCAGCTAAGAAGCGCAGTATGTTTATGAAGAAGAGCAAAAAGTAATGAAGGAACTAAACGAAGAAACTTGCTCTCTTCTTAAAACTGTCGTAGAACACTTCGACAAAGAAGATCGACTCACGAGAGAACGTCAAATTCGTCATTGGAGAAGATTAAAACTTTACTGGAATAATTTCTCTCAAATCTACTGGAGTGAAACAGCACATGATTACCGTATCTATAATCGAGATATTAATTCTACTGACACAGATCAAGATTATTACGACAGGCCAGTCAACGTATTTAAAGCATTCTTAGAGACTATTATAGCCGCATTGAGTATTCAAATTCCTGCTATTAATTGTGTTCCAGATGATGCTGATAATCCACTAGACTTATCAACAGCTAAAGCAGGAGATAAGATTGCAGAGTTAGTCTATAAGCATAATAATGTAATGTTCTTATGGTTACATGCGTTATATATTTATTGTACAGAAGGAATGATAGCTTGTTATTCATATCCTGATAAGAATGAGAAATATGGAACTTATGAGACTCCTAAGTATGAAGATGAAGAAGTAGAATCTTATGTTTGTCCAGTATGTCAGAGTAGAGTTCCTGATTTTATGTTTAGTAATGAAGAAATGTATGAGTATGCCCCTGATGAAGATGATGTAGATATTAAAAATGTTTTTGATGAAGAGGGTCCAACTTGTCTTGAATGTGGAACACTTTTAGATCCTGCTTTACAAAAGCAGAAACTTATTGTTCCTCGTCTAGTTGGAACTACTAAATCTCCAAAGTCTAGAATTTGTTTAGAGGTTTATGGTGGATTGTATGTTAAGGTAGCTAATTATGCTAAGAAGCAGAAAGATACTCCATATTTAATATTTTCTCATGAAACTCATTATTCCAATGCTCTAGAATGCTATCCTAAATTGAGAGATAAAGTTCCACATGGTGGCTGGAGTAATATTGGTGTTAATGATCCATATGAACAATATGGTAGATTGAATACACAGTATCGTGGAGAATTCCCCACTGAAACTGTGACTGTAAAAAATTCTTGGCTTCGAGTTTCAGCTCTTAATATTTTACCAGAAGAGAATTATAAGAAGTTAAAGAAGTTATTCCCAGATGGAGTTAGAGTTGCAATGGTTAATGATATTATTGCAGATTATGAGAATGAAGCTCTAGATGATTGTTGGACAATAACTGAAAATCCAATGTCTGACTTTCTAAGTCATGATCCTCTTGGAGAATTACTAACTAATATTCAAGATATTACAAATGATCTAATCTCTCTAACTCTACAAACAATTGAGCATGGTATTGCTCAAACTTGGGCTGATCCGGCTCTTGTGAATTTCAATGCTCAGAGGCAGATAGAAGCAATGCCTGGAACATTGACTCCTACTAAACCTGTATCAGGAAGTAGAAATATTAGTGATGGTTTTCATACATCTCAAACAGCTAGTCTTTCTCCCGAAGTATTTAACTTCTATAATATTGTTCAACAATTAGGACAATTTGTTTCTGGTGCTCTTCCAAGTTTATTCGGTGGAACACAAGGTCAGGGTTCTTCTGGGACTGCAAGTGAATATGCAATGGCTAAAGGAATGGCCTTGCAGCGTTTGCAAACTCCTTGGAAGATGATGACTATTTGGTGGAAAGAAATATTTGGAAAAGTTATTCCTTTATATATGAAGAATATGGTTGAAGATGAAAAAACTGTTGAGAAAGATACTCAAGGTAATTTTATTAATGTATTTATTAGAAAGGCAGAAACTGATGGTAAAATTGGAAATATTGAATTAGAGCCTGATGAGAAACTTCCAATTACTGACGCACAGCAAGCCGATATTATTATGCAACTATTTACTCTTAATAATGAAGAAATTCAAGCCGCTTTGCTAGACCCAGAGAACCTTCCATACATTGCTAAAGTTATTAAGATTCCAAATTTCAAACTACCTGGAGCTGATGATAGACAGAAACAGTATGAGGAAATTACTGAATTAGTTAATTCTGTTCCTATTGTACAACCTCCTACTCCTGAAGAAATGATGATTGCTGAACAGACTGGTCAAGAGTTAGTTCCAAATGAGCAACCATCAATTCCTATTGATTCTGATGTAGATAATCATGAAGTTGAAGCAGGAATTTGTCGTTCTTGGTTAGTTTCTTCAGCCGGAAGGCTAGCTAAAGTAGAGAATCGTGATGGATATAAAAATGTATTATTACATATGAAAGCTCATATTATGATTGTACAACAGCAAATGCTTGCTCAAGCTCAGATGCAAGCAGAACAAGAAACTTCAGGTAAAGCTCCGGCTAAGAAACCGAAGCAATCTGAAAAAGTGACTGGAGAATCCAATGCCCGAAATCCTATCGCCTGAAGCTAAGCAGCCATCAGCTAAGACGGCTGATGATATCAATGATTTATTTAAGGAACTAGATAATGAACCAGAAGTAAAAGAAGTAAAGGAAGTAAAAGAGCCTAAGAGGGATAAAGAAAAAGATAATGATGAAGAACCTGAAGTTAAGGATGATGATTTAGAGTTAATTGAAGCAGATGAAGAAATTGAAAAAATTGATCTGGCTAAGCCAGATGAAGAACTTGAAATTAATGCTCCACCTCGAAAGAAGGAAATTTTAAAAGAATATCCTGAACTATTTAAGAAATTCCCATTCTTAGAGAAGATGCTCTATAGAGATAAGGAATATACTGAATTATTTGGATCTTTTGATGATGCTAAAGAGGTAGCTGAAAAGGCTGAAGTATTCAATAATTTTGAAACACAATTATTAAGTGGAAGTACTGAAGAAATTTTAAATAATGTTAAAGATACTGATGAGAAAGCTTTCAATATTATTGTAGATGATTATCTTCCAACATTAGCAAAGGTTGATAAGGAAGCATATTTTCATGTTATTGGTAATTTGAATAAGCGTCTTATCATGGAGATGGTTAAAGAAGCTAATGATACTAATAATGATGATTTGAGACAGGCTGCTTTATTTGTTAATCAATTTGTATTTGGCTCTAGTAAGTTTACTGCTCCAACTAATCGAGTTGATCGTTCTGCTGAAACAAAAGATAACGAAGTTGAGAAAGAACGACTCTCTTTTGTTCAAGAACGATTTGAGTCTTCTCGTGATGACTTACAGTCGAAAATTGATAATACATTACGAGCAACAATAACTGAATATATTGATCCTAAAGGTGCTATGAGTGGTTATGTTAAGAAGAATGCTATATCTGATGCCATGAAGATTCTGACTTCTACTATTAGACAAGATCCCTCTACTGCTAAGAACTTAGATAAGCTCTGGAGAGCCGCATTTGACTCTAAGTTCTCTAGGGAATCTCTGAAGAGAATTCAGTCCTTCTACTTAGGTAAAGCTAAAGGTGGATTGAGGAACGCAATTCTAAAGGCTAGGGCAGAAGCCCTAAAAGATTTAACTCCTCGTAAAAAAGAGGAAGAGAAAGAAGAAGAAACTTCTCCTAATAGGAGAATAATTGCTGCTGGCCGACCATCTCAGCCAAAAGGTAAGAATGAGATGAAAAAGGGTGAATCTGTAGCTGACTTTTTTGCCCGAGATTAGTCCCATTAACTTTTGACTTTGAGGTGACTGAATATGCCAGGTGCAGTTGTAGAATCAGTTGTTGCTGGAACAGAACTTGAAAGGGTTCTACCGAAGGTTACAACTGTTTTTGAGAGTGACGACACTTTCTTTGCTAATATTAAGAAGCGTGATGTAGAAGTAGTCTCATATCGTGAAATGCGTGCTCCAATGGAATTACGTCCAGGTGGACGTTTCCAGTATTTCAATCCTGATGGTGGAGATATGGGCCGTGGCGGCGGTCCTACTTGGGAAAAAGCCGTTCTTCGCCCTGTGTTTCTATCAGAAAATATTGAATATACTAAATTAACTCAGTGGTCTACTGATGACCGTCGAAAGGCTGTAATCAATGCCGTTCGTAGATTAACGGCAGGAGCGACTGTAGAAATCAAGCGACAGCTTGATGCACAGTTACAGCAGCCAGGAACTGGTCAGGTAGGAACTATTTCTGTTGTTGCTACAGCAGGTGGTGTTGATACATATACTTTATCTACTGATTTTGGTGCTCGTTTAGTTCGATATGATCAGGTTGTTCAGGTTTATGATGCTACTCTTGCAACGTTTAGAGGTAAAGGCGTTATTACTCTATGGGATGTTGAGAATAAGCAGATTAGTGTTACTCCTGCTATTGCTGGTGCTATCGCTACTGACGTATTAATTGTTGATGGTATTTCTAATCCTAGTGCTTTACCTGCTTTGTATGGTGTTCCATATCATCACTCTAATGCTTCTACTGGTACATGGTTAGGTTATGATAGAGCAACTACACCTGAAATTCGGTCAAACCGAGTCAATGGTGGAAGTTCTGCTTTATCTTTACCTTTACCTCGTTTAGCTATTAATAAGATTGGTAATCGAGTTGGTATTGATAATAATTTCGATCCTACAGCTTGGACGCATCCCTGTCAGGCACAGGCTTATGAGGAAATTGGACAGTTAGTGTCCATTATTCATAAGGCGGCTAAGGATGAGGCACTTAATCTATATTTTGGTGATAATATGCAGCTTGCTGGTGCTCCTATTAAGACTCACTTTAATTGGAATAAGTCACGTATTGATTTTATAGTTAGCTCAATCTGGGGTCGTGCAGAGATTCTTCCCATTGGATTTTACACATCTGATGGTCGTAGAATCTTTGAACTCCGCGGACCAAGCGGTGGAGTAGCTGCGGCTGATATCTTCTATATGGTAGTTGGATTTCAGACATTCCTATTAAATCCTGCTGCTACTGCGTATATTGATGCCCTTGCAGTTCCTTCTGGATATTAAAGGAGAATGAACAATGCCTGATAATGTGTTCCAAGATTTTTCTACTGTACAGAGTGATAAACAGCCTACACCCAAAACTATTGCTTCTGCTGCTACTGTTACTCCTACTGGAAAATTTACTTTCCTTACTGGAACTGTTGGTTTGATCAATTTAATTCCTCCTGTTAGTGGATATTGTGAAGTTACACTTTGCTTTACTAACGCTGCTCCTGGTGTATTCTCTGTTGCTGGTAATATTCAGATTGCATATCAGCCTATCCAAAATCGTCCTATTGATCTATGCTATGACCCTGTGTCAACTAAATGGTGGGTCAAGGCAGTCGTTTAGATCTTTTAAACGATTCATAATCAATTAATGGGGGGCGCGCATCCGTTAACGCGCAACTCTGTTGGCATTCTGCCAATGGTCTTTGAGACTGGAGAATCTAATGCCTGAGTCAAGGATCGGAGCTTTTGCTAAACTTAACGTATGGGGGATGATTAAGGATTTATTAAATAATAACGTAGGTATTTTAACACTATCTGGTCCTCCTGTTGGTGGAACATCTGGTAGCTTCGTAGGTAAAGCTGGTCCTGGTAGTCTTTTAATTGATTATCTTAATGCTGTTCTCTATATTAATACTGGAACTCTTGCATCTCCTATCTGGTCTAATATGGGTAGTGCTGTTTCTGCACTTGGTGGATTAGGTTCTATTGGTAATGCTAAGATGACGTATGATTTTGCTGTTGATGGTGGTGCAATTTCTACTATCACTCCAACTAATTCTCCAACTATTCCTTTAGGTGCTATTATTCTAGGTGGTGTTATTGATATTACTACTACATTAACTGGTGCTGCTAATACAACTGCATTAGGATTTGGTTCTGGTGCTCAGGTAGCTGCATTAAAAGCTGCAACTGCTGTTGCTTCTTGGACTGCTGGAACTACTTTAGTTCTTATTCCTATTTTCACTTCTGCAACATACTATAAGTTAACTGCTGCTGCAAGAATGACTATGACTATTGCAGCCGGTGCTCTTACTGCTGGTAGATTTGATGTGAATATCGCTTACGTTCAGGGTAATTAATTGAGTTGGGCTGCTCTCTCTTAGTTGTAGGGTAGTCATTCATTTTGGATGACTTTTCTGCTGGGGAAGCTAATTGAGAGCAGCTCATTAAAACAAAATGCCACAAGATAGATCAGAATTAGATAGGTCGATGCAGAGGATTCTCGCTAAAATTCAAGCTGAGAATCCAAGTGTAAAACCTGTCACTATGACTCCTTCTACTGGTAATCCATTAGAACGTATATTTTTACCTAGAGGTGCTCAAGCTATCACTAATCCATTTACTGGTAATATTCGTTATAATCCTGAAGCACTACAAGGACAATCTGAAAATGATTTATCAAATACTGTAACTCACGAATTAACTCATTCTAAACAAGCTCAAGAAACTCCTTGGTATAGAACTGCACTTCAAGCATTCCTACCTCAAGGTGAATATAGTAAGCGTCCATATGAAATGGAAGCATTTCAGTCTGAAAGAAATAGATCTTTAGCAAATAATTTATCTATGAGTGATCCTCAAACTGGAGCTACTGATATTCAATTACGAAGACCTAGAGGTGTAGCTCCTTCAGCAAACTTTCTCCAAGGAAAAAGGTAATGGAGCTTCGAGAATCAATTGAAAGCATAAACTATAAGTTAGAAAAGAATTTTGGTAAGCATATGGATAATAGGCCTAATTTTCGAGTAGTTTGGTCAGAAGATCAATTTGAAAAAAGATGGACTAGTTTTACTGATGATGGATTTGAATTAATTAATCTTGAAGTGCGTGAATTGCCTAAATATAAACAATATATTGAAGCTCGTTATATTTTAGAAAGATTAGTTCCTGTTACTGGAGAAACTGATCTAGTTGAAAAGACTTCATATGAGCCAGCTTGGGTCTTTCAAGACCGATTTCAAAACTATCTTCCTCCTTTTTATGATGGTTGTGTCTTTGTAATTGATAGTCTGCATGAAAAAATGGGTTATAGGGGACATGTTAAATATAAAGATCCAAATGTAAGTGAAGAACAAAGAATGGCAAATGTGCAAAAAGTACAAGATGAATTATTTGGTAATGAAACTGATGTTGGTGATCATTTAGCTTATGGAACTGGAGTTACTGTTGCTAAAGAGTCAGAAAGCAAACTGGTTCACTAGAACCAAAGAGGAAAAACAATGGAAATCGGTGATTTGAGACAAGTTGGAGAATTTTCAAATTCTTTTTTGAACAATCGTAAAATGATTCGTTCAATGAAGAATCCTATGGATAAATGCACTATTGTATCTATACTTCCTAAAGAAATTAATGAAGTTAAATATACTATTGAGCCTGGAAAATTTCATATTGAACCTGGAACATACGAAAATCCATCAATTTTAGTTGTCGGTCCAAGTTCTTGGTGGAGAGAAATTGATCTCGACCAACCTATGCTAGAAATTCCTACTAGTAGTATTCAGATTGCTGACTCTGTAATTAAAGATTATTGTAATGGTATGTTAGGTTGTAATATGGAATCTGCTATGCCTGGATTATTTTTTGTTTTAGGTGTTCAGAGTGTTATGGAAATTAAAACGAAGTATAAAGATAAGTTAGATGAAACTAAAGCTAAGCAAGATAATTGGTATAATGTTTTAGTTAAACTAGCTGATTCACTATGGGCTAGAACAAACGGTAATCCACTTACTATTTCAGACGAAATGCGTATGGCCGCCCGCAGCTTAAATTATGATAATAAAGCATGGCTTAAAGACTTTCAGATTTCTGAACTCATTCGCTGCATTGGTTGTGGTGGAATGAGAAATCCTGAGTATCCAATTTGTCCTAGCTGTAAGTTAATTGATCCTACACATCCAATGGCGAAGGACTTGAAGTTTGCAGTATAGGAGAATTGATGTCAGTCACATCAAGTAGAACAATTCAAGTTGAATTCTCTGGAGATGTAAGTTCTGAAGTACTTACATCTTCACTAGTTAATAATGTATCTCCAGCTGAATATGATATTTTAACATTAGTATCTGGTCCTAACACTATTACTCCACCTGTTGTTAGTGGAATCGTGATTACAGGATTAACAATTATTCCACCATCTGGTAACACAAGTATTATTACTCTTAAAGGCGTAGCAGGTGATACTGGAATTCCATTACATTTAACTGATCCCAGTAGTTTAAGTTTAGATCCAACGTTTGTTAGTTTAGTGTTAGATGTTGCGAGTGATATTATTGGGGCTAGATTGATTTGGTCATGATATGTTAATTACTGATCTTTTAGAAGATATTCATAGATGTTCTGGAGATGAGATAGAATTTCATTTAATTGATAAAGAAGGTAATGCTCAAAAATTAGAGCTTTGCATTAGTACTTTAGGTAAATATTTATATACTAAAAAAGATAAAGAAGGAAATAATACTGATATTCTTATTCTAGGACTGATGGAACCAGATGCCCAAACCAAGTGAAATAATCACTACTGTTGCTGGATTAATGAATGATCCATCCCAAACACAATATACAAATATTGTCTGTCTGCCATATTTTAATCTAGCTTTAGATGAATTACAAGAGACATTTGAATTAAATGATATCCCAGTAACTCATGAAACTAGTGCATCTATTAAGATTAAAGCTGGAATTGATAGATTAGGACATGACACAAATCCGGCACTTCCAAGTGATTTAATTGAAATTAAACAACTATGGGAATCACCTACTGGCATAAATGCTTGGATTCCAGTGACTAAAAATGAATTTATTCCCCATGCTATTGAAAATGCTACTTTAATTTCTCAATTTTTGGTTTGGGCATTAGAAAAAGGTCGAATCAGATTCACTGCTGCAAATTCAGATAATGATCTTAAAATTGATTATATTGGTTCTATATTTAATACTCCTATCTTAATTAAAGATATTAATGTGAATCTTCCATTTACTAATGTTAAGACATATCTTGAATATAAGACTGGTGCTCTTTGTGCTATGTTTATTGCCGAGAATGAGTCTCGTGCTTTAGCATTAGATTCCTTGACTGGAACTGCTTTAAGTCGAGCATTAGGTATTCCAATTAAAGGTATGCAATCTATTGTTACTAGACGTAGACCATTTAGACATTCCTTCAAAAGGCGTGGAGTTAGTTATTAGTTATGGCTGTTAGAGATCATGAAGGATTAGTTTTAGACAAATTTAATGGTCTGTGGGACCGTGGAGATAGAGATTCTACACCTCCAGATCACTTTCAAGAATGTAATAATGTAAGATATATTGGTAGTAATTCATTTGGAACTAGACCTGGAATTGGAATTAGTCAGAATGTAGCCGTTCCTCTAACAAATGTTAAAAGAGTTTATAATTATCCTACACAAACTGCTAATACACTAATAGTTTTAACATATGATGGAGTTGATGGTAAAATATTTCATGTAGTTAATTCAACTACTGTTTTTGGTCCTCTATTAACTATTGCAGGTATGACTGATTTTGCTTTCGTATCATATGCTGGTAGAGGTTATATCTCTCCTTTTAGTGATTATACAAATGGTGATTTAACTTTTCAAAAAGGTTTAGCTAGCGAGTTTCTTTATGTGTATGCTGGTGATGGAACTGCTGCGCGTAAAGCGGCTGGTGTAGGAATGTCTGGCAGTATGACTGTTGCAAATGGTGCAGCAGGACATACCGATGCTGGATTACATTTATTTGGATTTGTTTCTGAAACTATCTCCGGTTATTTATCTCCACTTAGTATTCTAACACAATTTACTACTAGTCCAGCTAATTCTGTTTCATTTGGTTCTATTCCTACAAGTGGTGATCCTAACGTTGTTAGAAGGCATCTAGTTGCTACTATAGTATTACCAACATTCAATAGTGATTTACAAGGATATACTTACTTTTTTGTACCTGGAGCTATTATTCCAAATAACGTAGATACATTCTTAAACGATATCTCATTTTATGATGCTGATCTCTTAGATGATGCAAGTCATTTATTTGATAATTATACAGAAATTCCAGCCGGAGCTACCCTATCTCTATATCATGATAGACTTGTTCTGGGTTGTACATTCACTGATATTTCATTGTTATTAATCTCAAATGTTGGTGAACCTGAAGCGATTAGTCAAATTGATGGTTTAATAGTAGTACCTCTAGATGGTAATCCGATTACTAACGCACAAGATTTAAGAGACGTTTTATACGTCTTCAAAAGAGCAAGAACTGTATCGTATGTAGATAATGAAGATGTTCCATCTTCTTGGCCTTTAGTAATTGTAGATAATGCTCTTGGAACAAGTGTTCATGGAATAGCTACTGTTCTCGATTCAGGAAGTAGTTCAGTAGATTTTCTTATTATATGCACATATCAAGGAATTAGTCTATTTAATGGTAGATATGCAACTCCTGAAGTGAGTTGGAAAATAGAACATTTTTGGCAACAGCAAGATAGAAATTTATTTGGTAGAATTCAGATTATAAATGCTCCTATTCAAAAAGAAATATATTGTATTATGACTGATCGTAGACTTTTAGCAGGCAATTATGGTAATGGATTAGATCATAAAGCTATTAGGTGGGCACCCTGGTCATTTTATATGGGTGTAAATACAATTGCAGTTGTGAATATTGACGAAATCATTCTTGGAGCTGATTTAGTATGAGTGGAACTTTTAGAATTAGACTCCAGTTAACTATCATTATAACTCCAGGATTTAGTGCTACTCCTGCCGTTGCGGATCTTTGGTGGGGAAATACCAGTGGTGTACCAACAATATTAACATCAAGCTCACAGATACCATTAGCTCTTTCTGAAACTAACAATCCTGTTACTAATGGTTTGATACAAATGCAGTTCGGTGCTGTTACACAGGCTACGTTACATTTTGATACTGGTGGATCTAATATAATTCTTGATGGAGATGAAGGTCATCCATATGAATTTAATGGTCTACCAGCAGGATTTGTAGCATTATCTGCTGAAGTAGTGGCAGAATATTTTAAAGATTTATTTGATCCTCTTAATATATATACTATTCATCTTCAGAAAGATGCTACTACTGAAAGTAGTCCATTTACTGTTGTTACAGAAGCAAATACATTTATAACATTTCCTTATGTTTTTAGTCTTGGACTACCAACTATGTTAGATATTGTTCACAACGGATGTGGTTTGCGTTTAAATGCAAGTGGAGCAGGATTTCGCCCAGTATTTTTCCAAGTATTAGATATTGAAGGCACTTATGATATTATTTCATACACATGGACTCTAGAAAATCCTGGGCCAGTTGTACCTTCAACAACTCCAATTACTGTTACATCTGGAACTCTAGATTTAAGTGATTTAGACATATTTATTCAATATATTGATCCCGGAACTGGAGATGTAATAACTACACCAGCGATACAAATTCTTACGCAAGAAGAACATCTATTAATATTTATAGTTGATTTTCCAATTGATGTATTTGAGATTAAAATTCTTGCAGTAGGTAATAATGGAACACAATTTTCTGGTTCTGTTATACTAGGCACATTAACTACAATTTATTTTACAGATGCTTCTGGAATCTACAAATTAGTTGTTAGTCAAAAATTTGATACATTATATATCCAAGATGATCCACCTAATACAATAGATGTAAAGATCCCAGATCCATTTATCAAGACAGGATTTTTACCATAATGGCAAAGAGATCTTCATCTGAAGAACTCATTAATCATTATGGTCTTGTTCGTTTTCGTGTTACTGGCTTTGGTAGACTTTTATTAAGATTAATAAGTCTTGGAGAGGTTAGAGAAAATGTTATGTTCCCAATAACTATGGTAGATCCAACTGATATAGAACCAACAAGATTATCCAATTTTACACAGCAGAGAGCTTGTTTAGAAATTAAAACTGTTAATTTTGGAGAATATTTTGAAATTTCTAAGCTGATAGTGTTTGCTAAACCAATTGCAAAGAGCTATCCTGGTTAAATAATGCCTTCTGGATTAAATACACCACGATTATATACTCAATTATTAAATACTAGATTACAACAAAAAGATAATCCGCTGTATCAAATTATTCGTGCGTTAATCGGAGCAATAGCAGCTTTAGAAGTAGATGCTAGCGGAGGTGGAGGTGGTGGAGGTGGTATTACTAATATTACTAATGTAACACAACATATTTTAGGTGGTCCTACATTTGATGGATCAGATGGACAAGATGGAATGCCTGGAACTAGAGGTGATACTGGTCCTGCTGGTATTCAAGGATTACAAGGATTACAAGGTATTCCTGGAATTGATGGATTAGATGCTGATGAACCAATTCAAATTCCTGGACCTCAAGGTATTCAAGGTCCGTCTGGTGGAGGCGGTGGAAGTGCTACTACAGCAGTTGTTACGACAGCATTTCCTGCAAAGAGAAATCAACATATTAATGTTGTAGATGGAACCGTAGTTGCTACTTCTAATATTTTAGTTTGGTTAACAGGAATTGTAGATGGTCAGCCGAATTCAGGTGACTTAGTTGATGTATATAGTATGAGAGCTATAGCTAATACTGGTTCATTTGATTTAGATATGGATTTCTTGACACCTTGGGCAGGTTCACTCTCCATTGATTACATGGTGCTTGCATGAGTGCGATTCTTTACGACGCTCGTGGAAACGAAATAATTGTAGGCTTCCCTGACCAAGTTGGTGGTCAAACTATAACTGATGGCAGAACTGCCACTTTTACACTAAGTGCATTAAATGCTGAAATATTAATGGATATTAATGGTGCAGCAGTTGCCATATATGATGTAAGAACTGCTGCTGCTAACTTAACTTTAGTATTTGAAGGAACTCTTGATGGAGTTAATTATTTTCCACTACCAGCATTTGCGTATGCTCAGTTACTAGCTGCTGTATTACTTGCAGAACAATATGTTCCTTCTATTATAATTGCTACTACTGTAACGGGTCAATATGTTGTAAGCGTATCTGGATTACGTAGAGTTAGAATTAGAGTTTCTGCATTTACTTCTGGAACTGTTACTATTGCTGCTCGTGCTTCGCAATCAGATTTTTTTATTTACTCTAGATTCATTCCTGCTACATTGCATGTAACTGTTACAGCCGCAGCGAATACAGCAGCAACAATTACATTACCCGCTGCTGGTGTTGGTCTATTTCATTACATTACATATCTAAATTGTCGTCGTAATGCTACTGCTATTTTAGCTGGAACAGCTACATTAATTATTACAAGTACTAATCTTCCTGGTGGACCTGCATGGTCAAATGGTAACGCGATGATAGCAGGTGGAACTGTAGAAGATATTAATATGCAGCCAACTGTTCCACTTAAATCATTAGTTGCTAATACAGCTACAACAATTGTAATGCCTGCTGCTGGTCTTGCTGTTCTCAACCGCGGTAATTGTTCTTACTATGTCGGTCAATAGAGGAGAGGAATGACCAACAAAGCATTTAGATTCGGTCCAATTGCTTTAACTACTACTCTAACTACAAATCTTTTAAATCCTGCTACGGCTACTGGTGGTGTTAATGCTGGTTCAAGTTCTCAGTATATTATTTTATGACATATTAGATGGCTTAATAAAACTGCTGGTGCTGTAACATTTTCTCATTGGTTAGGTGCTACAGGTGGAAACGTAGCCGGAACGGAAGTATTAGGACAAGGTAAATCAGTTCCTGCTAACGATTATATTGATTGGTATGGATATCTCCGAATAGATGCTGCTGATTTCTTAGTTGGTGGTGCTAGTGCTCTTACATCTTTATCAATGGAAGGTGAAGGAGAGATTGGAGTTTCAGGATAATGCCTGCAGGAACACTAGCTAGACCGTTAGATTATTTATTTAATCCTAAACAAGAGAAAAATATGCCAACTAAACAGTTTGGTAATCCTAATACGTTTACGGCTGCTGCTAATCAGCAAGCTAAAGATTATGATAAGATTATGGGTAAATATGGTGATGTGTATGATTTTGCTTCAAGAAGTCCTATCACTCCCTCTTCTGTGAATTATTCAAATATTAGTCCACAGACTACTAATTATCAACAGTCTGCTGATGTAACTAAATCATTATCTGATTTATCAGGTTTATCTAGCACTGGTGGATATGATGAAAAAGGTATTGCAGATTTAAGAGCTAGAGGATTAAGTCCTATTAGATCTATGTATGCAAATGCTCAACGTAATATTGATCGTTCAAAAGCATTATCAGGTGGATATAGTCCTAATTATGGTGCTCTTACAGCTAAAATGGCTAGAGAACAATCTGATAAACTTGGTGGAGCTATTACAGACATCAATGCTGGTATTGCTCAGAACGTAGCCTCGAATAAGCTATCTGCTGCTCCTAATTACGCTAGTGCAGCCGGCTCAGCTAATGCTATGAAATATGGTGCTGATAAAGCCAATGTTGATGTTGTAAACGAATTTAATAGACTTAATACTCAGAATTTGTTAGATACTAATAGATTTAATTCAACTCAGAAAATGAATGCTCAGGAATCTAATGTTAGAAATCGTCTTGGAGCTGTTCAGGGTATGACTAGCTTGTATGGAACTACTCCTGCCTTAACTAACACATTTGGTAATCAAGTAATGCAGGCTGGTCAGTTGCGACAGAATCAACAGCAGATGAATAATTTAGAGAGAAATAACATGAACAACCTCATTATGCGAAGGAATGGCTAATGGGATTCTTTGATTCTCTTGCAGCTAATCCATCTGGTAGTGGTATTTATGGATTAGGTGGTCAAGAAAAGCCTGATTATGGCTCTGCTATGAGTATGAATATGGAACTACGTAGACGTGATATGAATGATTTTATGAAAAAAGCTAATTTTATGAGCGACTTATCTATGAAGCAGAATAGATTACAATCAATTTATGGTACTAACCCTATGGCTTCTGGTGCTTCTAGCAGTAATGTGTCTGGTGGACAGCCTATGAATACTTTCTTTAGAGAAGATCCTGATAGGATTACTCCATTGCAAAGAGAAACTATGAATCTAAAAAGAGAAGATTTAGGAATTGATCGTAGTCGTATTGCTCAAACTAGCAGATTAGGTTCTGAAAAATTAGCTTTAGATA